TTAACCCATTTCCATACCCAACCGCCATTCAAGGGTTTTCTCAAGACCCTTGCCAAGGGAGGTTTTCGGTTCCCACCCCAATATGGCTTTTGCCTTTTCCACCCGAAGGCAGCTCCTGGTTAAGTCCCCTGGCCGGGCCAGCTCTCGCTTGGGTATGGCCAATTCATTCGGAACATCTCTGCCAAATTTCTTGAAGGTCCCAAATATGAGTTTATATAGCTCAAGGGTTCTGGTCTCAACGCCTGTCCCGATATTAAAATAATCTCCATCCCCTGCCTCTAAGGCCCTTAGATTGGCCTCCACCACATCGCCCACATAGCAATAATCCCGGACCATACCCTCAGGGTCGTCTTGGAAGTGGTAAAGGACCGATGGCTGTTCATTTATTAAATTGTCCATAAAAATGGCCACCACACCGGCCTCTCCATGCCTAATCTGCCTCGGCCCGTAAATATTCGAATACCGCAGTGTGGTATATTCGATCCCATACTGGTGTTTGTAGTATGCCAGGTATTTTTCGGAGCAAAACTTACTTACCGCATAAGGCGATAAGGGCTGGGGCGGGTAATGTTCTGAGGTGGGATATTCCGTGGCCTCCCCATAAATGGCGCCTCCCGAGGATATGAATATCACCTTTCGAACCCTATGGCCCACAGAGCATTCAAGCAGGTTAAGGAATCCTTTGATGTTCACATCTGCATCAAACAGGGGATCGGTCACGGACTCAGGGACGCTGATCTGGGCAGCGTGATGGTTCAGAATGTCTGGTTTTTCCTTTTCAAAGATACGCTGCATTTCAGAGGAGCGAATATCCACCTCATAAAATGTGGCTTCCGGGGGTACGTTTTCTCTGGTGCCACTGGACAGATTGTCAACAACTACGACTTGATGTCCTTCCTTAATATATCCATCTACCACATTTGACCCAATAAACCCCGCTCCACCTGTAACCATAATTTTCATAACTTCCCTCCCCAGTTTTTGATACGAACCTAACAGGATTCCATCCTGCGGTCAACAAACAGTCTTTTCCTTAAGCAAGCAAGACATGTATTATCTTAAGAAAATATTCCCTTTTCAGGTGGGCTACCTACAAGGGAAAAATAAATTGAAATGAACCAAATGGTTGGATATAGTGACAGGCTTAACTTTGACGGAGAGCTGCATTACATGGCCAAAAAGTTCGACAACATCTTGGACCTGATTGGGAATACCCCTCTTGTCCCGATTCAAAAGCTGGCTACCAATAGTCAAGTGCAAATCCTGGCCAAATTGGAGTGCTTCAACCCGGGCGGATCGGTAAAAGACAGGCCTGCCCTTTATATGATCGAAGAAGCTGAAAAAAGAGGCGAGCTTACTAAAGATAAAATCATCCTTGAGGCCACAAGCGGAAACACTGGTATCGGTCTTGCCCTGGTGGCTGCAGTCAAAGGCTACCGGATCCTACTGGTCATGTCCGAGTCCGTAAGCCAAGAAAGGGTCAAGATCCTCAAGGCCATGGGCGCTGAAATTCGCTTCACCCCTGCACGGCTTAGCACTGACGGGGCCATTGAATATGTTTACAAACTGGTACGTGAAGAGCCTCATAGGTATTGGCTGGCAGATCAATTCAACAATGAGGCCAATTGGAAGGCCCATTACCACGGGACGGCCATGGAGATATGGAAGCAAACTCAGGGGCAGTTGGATGTGGCCATGGCGACCATGGGAACCACTGGTACGCTTATGGGGATTGCTCGTCGTCTTAAGGAACTCAACCCACGTATACAGGTGGTAGGGGTGGAACCCTACTTGGGCCATAAGATTCAAGGCCTCAAAAACATGAAAGAGTCTTATCAACCCGGGATTTTTCAGCGAGAGCTTCTGGACCGAATAATTCATATTGATGATGAAGAGGCCTTTCATACGGCCAGGGAACTGGCAAAAAAAGAGGGGGTGTTCGTTGGTATGAGTTCCGGAGCAGCCATGGCAGCAGCGTTGCGGCTTGCTGCTGAAATGGACAAGGGCCGCATTGTGGTGGTCTTGCCTGACGGAGGCGAGCGATATCTGAGTACCCCCCTGTTCACTGTAAAAAAGACCTCCGGCATACGTTTTTACAACACGCTCACTCGCAAGAAAGAAGAATTTATACCCCTGGAGGAAAACCAGGTGACTATCTATTCCTGCGGCCCAACCCTCTGCCAATTAATCAACCTGGGGCAGTGCAGGAGGTTTGTGTTTGCAGATCTATTGAGACGCTACCTGGAGTTCAAGGGATTCAAGGTCATTTATATTATGAATGTCACAGACCTGGACGACCGCACAATTGAGGGAGCAGAAAAGGCCGATATGTCGCTAAAGGAGTATACAGAGGGTTATTATAAGGCCTTCATGGAAGACCTGGATAAACTCAACATCAAAAAGGCGACCCACTATCCAAAGGCCTCTGATCATGTTGACGAGATGATCTCCCTGACTAAAAAGCTTGTGGAAAAGGGCCTTGCTTACGAAAAGTTCCGCTCCATCTATTTTGACATATCTCGTGCAAAGGGATATGGAAACCTTTCAAAGATCGATCTTGACAAGATTCAACTGGGTAAAACCGTAGATTTAGATCAATATGAGAAGGACAATCCTAGGGACTTCACATTACTAAAAAGGTCTACCTTAAATGAGTTGAAAAAAGGGATCTTTTATCAGACCCCTTGGGGCAACGTAAGACCCAGCTGGCATCTAGAGTGTTCTGCCATTGCACGGAAATTTGCTGGTGAGACCTATGATATACATACCAGTGGCGTGGAGCTTATATTTCCTCACCATGAAAATGCCATAGCCATCAACAAGGCCTTAAGTGGCAGCCCACCAGCCCAATTTTGGCTGCATAATGAATTGGTGACGGTGAACAACAATAAAGGGGCCGACTCGCAAGCCCCTGACTTACTCCTTTTGAGAGATATTCTAAAAGAGGGCTACACAGGCAGAGAAGTGCGTTATTTCCTCATGAGTCGTCACTATCGCAAGCCCCTCATATTTTCTTGGGCAAAACTGGATTCAGTCAAAAACACCTTGGCCCATTTAGACAGCTTTGTCCAAAAATTGCATTTCTGTGCCGAAGCCCCCCCGAATCAGGAAATTGACCAGCTTATCTATGATCTGCGCCATGGGTTCACAGAGGCCATGGACGACGATATGAATATAGCCGCAGGTCTTGCCTCTCTCTTCCATTTTATGAGACAGATTAATCGTATAATGGACCGCCACGGCCTCTCCCAAGATGATAAAACAAAAACGCTCAAAGCACTTGAGCGAATCAATACCGTCCTGGGTGTGATGCATCTGGAACCACACCAAATAAGCGAGGAAATCATGGCCTTGATCAAAGAAAGAGAGACCGCCCGAAAGAAAAAGGATTGGGATACTGCTGATACTATACGTAATCAGCTTCGGGATATGGGCATTGAGCTTGTGGATACCCCTGAGGGTACCATCTGGCGCAAATTGGACGAAACCTGACTGCCCTAAGTACTTTCGGAGTCTCTGGGTCTTGTGCGACCCTTTTACTACCTTAATTTATCCAAAGGGGGGAGGAGGTCGGTCATCGGCCCATTATTTACCTTGCAAACCATTGGGGGTTCATGTGGGAGGCTGAGGTGGAAAAAGACAAACCTTTAAAATGGCAGGAAGAGCGCGAAAGAAGTCGTGAACAGGCCCTGGCAAAGCACCATGAGCTGCACAAGCTTTACAAGGAAAATCCATTTGTCTTTGAAATGAAAAGGAAAAAGGCCATTGAAGACCTGATAAACAGCGCCCAAGACCCGGAGCTGAGAAAAAGGCTTTGGGACATGCAACGGCGGTGGGATCAGAGAATGCGTAGCGCTGGATCCGCGCATAACCGCTTTATCCTGGCCCAGACCCTTTTTTGGGATCACTTGGTAAACGAGTGGGTACCAACCCTCCAAGAGATCCGCAATCAATTGCAAGGTCTGCATGGCATTGTATCCACCAAGACCAATAGTTCTGGCTAGTCCTTATTCTGATTTTTTTCTGAAGTGTGCACAGGGGTGTGACAGTAGTGGCCATTGGCCCCGATTGCCGTCCCAGGACGTTGCCAGGCATTTGCCCAAGGCCTGAGGGCTATTGTGTCCCTTGGAATTGTAAAAAAAGGAAAAATGCATGCAGTCTGCACACCGAATAGATCGCCCTTGGTCTTCCCCAGGGCCTTTATCCTCCTTAGTTCCCATTGTCTCCCTTGCCATTGCGGGTTTTTGGTGAAAAGCCTGGTGACAACAAACCCCAAATCAGGCGCATGGTTTCATAATGGGGTGGATAAAACGCTCCTCTGAAGGCCACCACTGCAGCGCATCCACATCTGGTACAATCAGCGTTATCACCATAGGTACAGGCCTTGGGCTCCCCATTGGCCTTATAACACCTGAGGCCCTTGGAAACAGGGCACCTTTCATAGCTGTTCCATGCATGAAACCCGGCGGTTGGCAAAAGCTGCCTTCCCATGGCCTCCGTAAACCCTATTTGCTCCCCGTATTTCTCCCGCAGTGCCAGGAGCCTCTTAATCACTCCCTCCCTCTTGGAAACCGGGATCAAAAGCTCGTCGTCGATCTTTGTATGCATAGGGGTATAAAAAGAAAAGCCTATCCCTTTTACGGGAAGGCCCAGCATTTCCTGTGAAAACTCTTCCAAATAAGGCTCATTCCACTGTGTGATAGTAATATGAACTATGGGTGACCGCGTTGCCTTTTGGAGGTTCTTTACAGCAAGATCAAAGACCCCAGAGCCTCGAATAGCATCATTTATTTGACGAGGGCCGTCAAGAGAAAGTATCCATTGACCACCTCGGATTTCAGGGAATCCAAGGGTCCCATTGGTAAAAATTAATGTGAAATCAAATACCTCACTAGCTGCCTTGCAGATACTGGGGCGCAGGGCCGGCTCCCCTCCGTACAATATAGCCGCACGTAGTCCTTGCCCCCTCAAGGCCCGGAAAAAACGTACCATTTGCACATCATCCAATTCATTGGGGTGATCCTGCTCCCACCAATAACAATGCTTGCAGCGTAGGTTGCACCGATGGGTAATATCTATTGCCGCTGCCGCCACCTTTTTCATCAGCAATTGCCCGATGACCGGCACAGCTCTCCCCAGTTCGCGTATCATAGAGATCCAATGACTCATTACCACCTATTATCTACTAAAGGCAACTTCCACCATAACCCTTTGTTTCTTGCCGCCTTTTGCTGATCATCACCGAAAAACAGCTCATTTATAAAAATACACCATCTTGACAAATAAGGGGAACGGAGTGTTCCCGAAGCGGCGTATTTTGGCCTTAGAGCAGGATAGCGGAAAGGGCAAAGCTGCTTGCTGCAGGCAAGAATCCGCAGTGCTTGTCCGCCTTAGGCGGGAAATTAATGGAGGGAATATTCCGTTCCCCCTGTTCTTGGGTCCACAAAAACAACCCCGTTTTCACAGCAAACCTGAACCGCCTGGAATCAATGCTCTGATAACGGCCAGAAGGAAATTTCGATTTTGGATCGAGATTATTCAAAAAAATGGCGGAGAGAGAGGGATTCGAACCCTCGGTGGATCTTTCGACCCACACTCGCTTAGCAGGCGAGCTAAATCATGCGTTAATGTGAGCCGAAAAGGGTTCAAATGTAGTTCTTTTACCCTCAAATCCCCCACTACTCCCCTACTTAGTTTTTTATTATCTATACAAGGTCCAAAATGTAAAGTCAATCCCTTTGGGTTCTTCCTGAAGGCCTTGAACACAGTTTCCACCAGCACGATGGTCGGCCGTTTTTAGGATTTTATTTGGAATGGAAAAATGGAAAACGGTGCTGATAGAGAAAAAATAGAGAGGATTCGGCAGGCGGTTGAGGCCAGGGCCAAAGAAAGGGCCGCCAAGCTGGAGCAAGAGGCCAAGGTGGACAAAGACAAGGGCTTAGGTGGCGGCAGTAGTAAGGGGCCTGGTGGATTTGGTACGGACAAGGTGGACTCTAACCTGATCGAGGAATGCCTCAATGCCAATGAGCTGGGCGACGGGATTCTCTACAGCGTCCTCAATGAAGGCAAGTACGTATACAACAAATCCAGCCGTGAGTGGCTCAGATGGACTGGACACCACTGGGAGCTGGACGTGATGGAAAGCTCCTTGGCGGCTGTTGAAGATGTGTGCCGTGCGTACCTGCGCGAGGCGGTGAATATTGTACAAAAGATAGCCAAGGCGAGCGAAGGGGGTGACCAAGACGCCAAGCAGCAAATCGCTCAATTAGAGAAGACCCAAAAGTGGATCTATAAAAGGGTGTATTCGTTGCGGGCTGACACCAGGCGCAATAGTTGCCTCAAATTTGCCCATAGTAACCCGGTCAAATCCCTGAGTATTAAAGGCGATGAGCTGGATCAAAACCCCTGGTTACTGGCCTGTAAGAATGGAGTCATTGATTTGCGAACAGGGGAGTTAAGGCCGGGGAGGCCGGAAGATTATCTGCTCAAGGCGGCACCAACGGAATGGAAAGGAATCAACGGGCCAGCGCCGACCTGGGAGCAGGCCTTGTTCGAGATATTCGATGGTGACGAGAGCATTATCAAGTATCTGCAGCGGCTATTTGGCTATGCCATCACCGGACTCACGCGGGAGCACGTATTCCCTATACTCTACGGCAAGGGCCGTAATGGCAAGGGCACGATTGTGGAGGCAATCTGCCATGTACTGGGACCGTTGGCTGGGTCTATACAATCCGAAATGCTTCTGGACCAGGGGCGTGTGAGAAGCTCAGCAGGCCCCTCTCCTGATGTGATGGCACTACGGGGGTTGAGGTTGGCATTTGCGAGCGAGACAGACGAGGGACGGCGGTTTTCCACTGCTCGGGTTAAATGGCTGGTGGGCGGAGACACACTGGTGGGCCGGCTACCCCATGACAAACATGAAATTCGATTTAGACCGACCCACACGCTGTTCTTGTTAACAAACAATTTGCCCAGAGTGAACCCGAATGATTTCGCCTTTTGGCAGCGCGTGCATTGCATTCCTTTCGAGATGGCATTCGTGGACCGGACACCTCAGAAGAACAATGAGCGGCGGGCCGATAAGACGCTACCAGAAAAGCTCCAGCGCGAGGCTTCTGGCATCCTGGCCTGGCTCGTGCGCGGCTGTATTAAGTGGCAAGAACGGGGGCTGGATCCTCCGGAGGTAATACGCGAGAAGACAGAAGAGTATCGCAGCGATGAAGATGACCTCGGCAAGTTTATTGAGGAATGCTGTTATATCGATCCCACGGCCCGGGTGCAGGCATCTGAGCTATATGATGCGTTCAAAGACTGGTGGGAAGGGCACGTTAGCAAGAAAAGCATCCCCTCCCAAAGAAAATTTGGAAAATTGATGAAAGATAGGTTTGAAAAGGTTAAATCTGGTACTTTTTATTATGTCGGGCTGCGGTTGCTATCGGGTCTGTAGGGATGAAAGGGACCATAGAACGAAAAGTGCACATAATTAATTTTCCAGGGCAAGCACTAACTCCTAGTAGTTTATTACATACATTTAAGGTCCAATCATCCCTAATAAGAAAAAACTTATTGAAAATAATAAAGAAATTAATAGGGACCTTAGGTGGACCATGGGGTTTTAAGGTCCATAAGGTCCCAAAACAGGGATAAAGGCCATAGGATCATGCTGACTGTCCTGGATGTGTTTCGGCAGAATGGATGGGCACATAATGTTCGCACCAGGACGCAGAAACGTGGGCTGGAATATCAGGGCCCATGTCCCTGGTGCGGCGATGGCGGCAAAGGTCGCAGCTCCGACCGGTTCCACGTATTGCCCGAATGGGGCGATAAGGGAGGCTCATACTGGTGCAGGCAGTGTGGCAAATCTGGCGATGTGATACAAGCGCTTCGCGATCTCGAAGGCCGCAGCTTCAAGGAAGCATGTGAACTGGCTCAGATCGACCCACCCCGCCAGGTTCCCATGAAAACACCTGCGCCTAAGCAACAGGCCTCGGAGGATATCCCCTGGCACCCGGAGCCAGCGCCAGAGCCTCCCGAGCAATGGCAGCACAAAGCACAAAAGATGATCCAGTGGGCATTTGAGAACCTCATGCGAAACGATCCGGTCAAGGGCTGGCTAGCAGAGCGTGGCATCAGCGAAGTGGGCATCAAGCTGTTTCGCCTTGGCTGGTGTCCCGCGGATATCTTCAGGCCCCGGGAGAACTGGGGCCTGCCCACCGAGAAAAAGTCTGACGGCCAAAAAAAGCGCTTGTGGATCCCACAGGGGCTCGTGATCCCTTATCGGATGAAGGGCCAGTATGTGCGGATCCGCGTACGCCGGCCCAGGGGTGAGCCCCGGTATTATGTGGTGCCCGGATCCAGTTCCGCCACCTTTGTCCGGGGCTTGAAGCAGAGGGCCTTCGTAGTCGTGGAATCCGAGCTGGATGCAATGCTCCTTGAGCAGCAGGCCATTGATATGGCCGGGGCCGTAGCCCTGGGCTCAGCCAATGCAAAACCGGACAAGGGGCTTTATGAGGTGCTCAAGTCATGTGCGAGGATCCTGGTGAGTCTGGACTACGATAGCGCTGGCACTAAGTATACAGAATGGTGGCTCAAGGAGTTTCCTCAGGCCAAGGATTGGCCCCCGCCTACAGGTAAAGACCTGGGCGAGGCGTACAAGGCGGGCGTGGACATCCGGGCATGGGTGGCTGCGGGATTGCCCGAAGCATGGACTATAGCGGTCTGAGGGAGCTTGTTTTAGAAGTCTTTAAAAAGGGGAAAGGAGCGACATTTCATGGAGTTATGCCCGCCCGTAATAGCATGCGATCGAAAGGCGGCGAGGGCCAGACGGGAATCTTGCCACAGTACCGTGAAACAGAGGCTTAGGCCTCTGCGCTTGGCCGATTCGGATCCGCCACCTCCCTCTCGCCGGGTAAGAGGTGGCCATGCAAGTCCAACCCCATAGAGGGCTCTGGCGTGAGGGCGGGCTAACCACAATATCTTGTATTGCGGAGGCCTCCGGGAAGCACAAGATATGGGAAAGCGGCAACAAAGGGAAGAAAAATGAAAGTATTGATCACAGGAAGTAGGTACTGGAGCAACTGGAAGCTTATGAATAGCAGATTGAGCAGGTTGCCACATGATACTTTGATAATTCATGGTGGCTGCCGGGGTGCAGACAGAATGGCCGACCAAATAGCAAGAAAAATAGGCTTACCTACGCCTAGGGTGTATCCAGCGAACTGGGACACGTATGGCAAGGGGGCAGGACCAATAAGGAATCAGCAAATGCTTGATGAAAACCCCGACATTGATTTGGTGATAGCCTTTCATGAAGACATAGCCAAGTCAAAAGGGACAAGAGACATGATTAGAAAGGCGAAGAAGAAAGGGCTTCGCATTGAGATTGTTAACGGAGATAGAAGGCCATACATAAAAAGACGATAAAGGGATGGCACAGGAACTCAAACATAGAGTTTTAATCTGGAAGGGTATTTATGGTTTCAAACTATATCTACCTTCACTGGGAAAATTGCGCCAGCTAGATCACTCGGACGAATTGAAGACCGAGACACAATGGGTGTTTGATTTTAAGAAAAAAGGCAAGCACGCAGCAGAGGTAAAAGCGCTGTGTGAATCTTTGGCTGCTGAATTAAGTTGCGATAAGATAGTGGCTATTCCACCCAGCAAGCCATCAGACCAGCCGAATCAGCTACAAAGACTATTTGGGGCAAATATCTCAAGGATAAGAAACGTCGAAACTCGCAAATACAACCACAACAAGCCCCTACCGGATGATTATGGCGGCAGTTACATAATCACTGGCATAACAAAAGGAGAAAAAATCCTATTGGTCGATGACATATGCACAACTGGACGGACCATCGTGCACTTTAAAGAGAGACTTGAATCTTTTGGTTTTGAGGTGAAGCCTGCATGTCTGGCGTTTTACTACAGGCTCGAACCAAATGAAGCCGAGGACATAACACTAAAGGTCAATCACAAAGATTCTGAGCCTTCCATTGCCGGGAAGGATACATTTAAAAACACCCTTGAAGTCTACGAATACCTCAAGAATGAGTGGAAGGTATCGAAGAGCACGATATACAATCACGTTAAGAAAGAAGGCAAGCTTCGCCCTGAAAAGGATGGCACTTTCTCTCTAAAGGCAGTGCAGAAATATGCTCGCACATGGCTTAGGCCTAAGGAGTTAACTCTCAAGCTGGATGACGAAGAGTTGCGACGCACCCGCGAGAAGCTTGAGCTAGCCTTTAGAGAAGAGCAGGTCAAAATTGCTAAACTCAAAAGGCAACGTGAAGAAGGGCTTCTTATCCCCAGGGCAGATTTTGAGCTGGAGCTGGCCGCCCGTGCTGGCGTGCTCATGGCAGGTTTTGAGGCCATGATCCACGAAAAGGCAGGAGAAATAATAGAACTGGTGGGAGGAGATACATCAAAGCTTCCGAACCTTATCAGGTTTTTACACGACGCTTATGGCGAGCTGATGAACGAGTATGCCTCCACCAGGGAATTTCACGTGATGTTTACTGATGGGTAAGAATGACGCTTATAGTGGATTTTGGTCGGTCACATGGTTGAATCCGTACACAAAGCCGCCTGAGGGTATGCCTATAAGGCTAGCGGGGCCAGTAGAGATAAAAAATTGGGCTGCTAATAAAGAAAAAAAGCCCCCAAAAGAGTTAGAGATTATAGCTGCAGCTAATCCTGGTTATGTAGTCACATGGGAACCGGAATATATTGCTAAAAAAAAGTGGTCACGTAAAGCAAAAGCAAAAAATCGGTTGAGAAGGCTTAGATTAAGAGCTGAAAAGAAATGTCCCTTATTTGCAGATGAATATATTCGAAAAGAAATCGCTAAGAAACCATTATATTTTGAGGCCCGCGATCCTAGATTTGATATTCAAGAGAGAAGCTAAATAATGCTCAACATAGCCACTAAAATAGAACCCATTCACATTCCAATATTCCGGCCATGGGTGCCCGAACCTGCAAGGCAGGCCGCTGGAGCATCCAGGGTGTTGCGTTTTACCGGGCCCGAGCGCAGGCGGTTCCGCCGGCGGCGCAAGATTCCAGTCTTCCGCTGGGCAGAGGCACACCGCGTGGTCACCCGCGGGCCCCTTGAGGGCACCCGCTGGCGCAATTCCACCACGCCCTATCTTGCCGGCATCATGGACGCCTCGTTCTTCCCATCGGTCCAGACCATCATCGTGGTCTCCGCCCCACAGGTGGGCAAAAGCGCATGCGTGGACACCTGCGTGGGCTATATCATAGACCGAGACCCTGGGCCCGTACTCTATGTGTACCCCGACCGCGACACAGCAGAAGAAAACGCCAAAGACCGCATCATTCCCATGATCAATACCTCGCCCCGGCTCCGCTCCTATCTTACAGGCTCGGCTGATGACGAAGCGGCCAAACGCATCAATCTCCAGCACATGCAGATCTATATGGCATGGGCGCATTCGGCCATAAAGCTGGGCAACAAGTCCATCCGCTACGTGATCTTTGACGAGGTAGATAAGTACCCTGAGACCGCAGGCAAGCGCGAGGCTGATCCTATATCCCTTGGTGAGGCCCGCACCACCACTTATAAATATTCCGGCCGCAAGATCTGGAAGGTCAGCACGCCTACCATTGAGGATGGCCCCATCTGGAAGGCCTTCACCCAGGAAGCCCAGGTGATATTCGACTACCACGTGCGCTGCCCGGAGTGCGGCAAGCGCCAGGTGATGGAATTTGAGCAGATCAAATGGCCTGAAGATGAGCGGGATCCCCGCAAGATCGAACTGCTAGGCCTTGCCTGGTATGAGTGCAAACATTGTCAGGCCCGTTGGGATGACTATATGCGTGATATGGCGGTAGCAAAGGGTGAATGGCGCACCCGCCCCCACGAAACGAGCGGGCAAGCCCGTGAGGGTAATCGCGGCCTTTGGCCTTATCTGGAGGCCGAGCGGCCCTTGAAGATCGCCTTTCATATTCCATCGTGGCTTTCTCATTTTGTCGGTCTTGCAGAGGTGGCGGCCGCCTTTTTGCGCTCTCTCACTGATAAGACCAAGCTCAAGGACTTTCGCAACAAACACCAAGCCTTGCCATGGCTCGACTATACCCAGGAGCGAGAAGAGGACAAAATCCTGGCCCTTCGCGATGATCGGCCCCGGGGGCTGGTGCCTTCCGGCGGCATAATAAGCTGCCTCACCGCCGGAGTGGATACCCAGGACAATGGTTTTTGGTATGAGATCCGGGCATGGGGCTATGGCCTGGCGCTTGAGAGCTGGCAGATCCGCGAGGGCTTTGTGGACACTTTTGAGGCCCTGGCCCAGGTTCTTTTTGAGGACGCATATTTCGATATTGATGGCAATGAATACCGTGTCCGTTTTGTGGTGCATGATGCCATGGGCCACCGCACGGCCGAGGTGTATGACTTTGCACGGCTCCACCGCGGAAGGCTTCTGCCCTTCAAGGGCGAGCAGCGCATGCGCCAGCCCTGGGCTCTCAGCAAGCTGGATGTGTACCCTGGCACCAGCAAGCCCATTCCCGGAGGCCTGCGCCTACTTCGGGCAGATGTCAATTTCTACAAAAACATCCTGGCCCACAAGCTGGAGATTGCCCCGGCAGACCCCGGGGCCTGGCACCTCCACAGCGAGACCACCGAGGAATGGGCACGCCAGATGTGTGCTGAGTATATCAATGACAAAGGCCTATGGGAGAACCCCCAGGGCCGTGCAAACCACGCCTGGGATTGCTCGGTTTACAACCTGGTGGCGGCCGACTACTTGGGCGTGAAATACTGGAAGAAACCAGGCCAAAAGGAGCAAAAGGCCGAAAGGCAAAAGACTTCTCTCCCCACCGCCCGCAGGCCCAGGCAAAGGTCACGCAAGGGGTGGGTGGAAAGGCCGGGGAAGTGGATTTGAGGCATTAGGTGCAAGGCGCAAGGCGCAAGGTATAAGGAGAAAGGAGGGGAGGAATCATGAAGACAGCCTTGAAAATAGTCTGTAAAGACGGGGATCCGTTTAAGGCAGAAGTTTACCTGGATCACAGAAGGTTAGACCACATTTTGAACGATGTGGAAATCAGAATAGGAGTCGGATCAATGCCCAGGGCCATATTGACAAGCGTGATCCACGATGTGGAAGTGGATTTTGAGGAGTGCCAGATCAAATTCAACGGTCACTTCGTAGACCAACAACTGGCCTACCAGGCCTATCAGGACTTGAAGAAATTTTTTGAGCAGGAAATACCGCCAGGCTTTTTGGGTTTAAAGAAGGAGGAATAACATGCAAGAAAAAAGAAAATTAGGAAGGTTTCTTGTGGATCGAATTCTTATTGAGAATCGGACGGATGAGGTAGCGGCAGTATTTGCAGAATTAAAGTTTGTACCAGTTGATATTTTATATCATTTTGATCTGGATAAATATGAATATATAGGCATTTCAGAATTTTTTGAACCTGTCCCCAAAGGCTTCAAAGCTCCACTTTATGATATCCTAGTAATCGGAACTAATAAACGAGGTAAAATCATTCTGGAAATAAAAAAGCTGGCTACTGATACCTGCTTACCAGCAGGCAGGGCTGAGGGCTGATAGCTTAAATGAGCTGGATCGAAAAAACAGACAATTGGCTTGAGGGATTAGGTGAATCCAGGCGAAGGCGGCAATTAAAGCCTAAAAAGGCCCCCGAGCCAGAAGTTGTCTACACTGTAAAGGAAATTGCGAACATATTGAAAGTCAATCGCAACACAGTGTTTAAATGGATTGAAACAGATGTCTTGGGCCCGGAGGATTATTTCCGCCTCCCAGGCGGGTACCTCCGGATCCGCCACAGCGCCCTCATGAAACTTATGAACCAAATCTAACTAAACCTTCCTTAAAACCTGCCTGTTTCGGCCATTTCGTGAAAACACTTCCTAGACATACCACATATTGTAGGCCATAATTTCTCGCAACACTGGATGTAGTCTAATAGGCGCATCCTCAACCTCCTTTCTGTTCCGGCCGGTGCGGCGGCCCTGCCTGCAGCCAGATCGAATGGCCGCACACATTCGAGATGGCAGGCAGGCGCACACTTTACCTGCCTTAGGCAGGGTCGCGCTGGCCGGTTTTTTAGTGGGAGTGCTTATGGCAGATACCGATCTTCCAACCCGGGAACCCGAGAAATTTACAGCCGGGGATTTTGTCTCATGGCTGAAAGAATATGAGGAAGTGACCGACCTGGAGGGCAATGAGCTAAAGGCCTCTGACGGCTGGACCCTCTCCTATGCCTTGGTCAATTCCTCTGGCCAGATCACATTTGATGCTACAGCAGATGGTGATGATTATCTCGTAGAGCTTTCCCCCTCCACCACAGCAAATTACTCCCCTGGTATCTATAAATGGCAGGCATATGTCACTAAGGATGATGAACGTTATACCATAGATTCCGGCACTATAGAAATCTTACCCAACTATGCAACACAAACCAGCGGTTATGATGATCGCTCCGATGCCCAGAAAATCTATGAAGCCTGCGAAGCCCTCCTTCTGAACAAAGCCACCAAAGGCCAAGCGGAAATGCTAGTGGGCGGGGAAGTGCTTTCCTCCTTTCCACTCCCCCGCCTACTGGAACTCCGCGACAAATACAAGGCCATCTGGGAAATGGAAAAGCGACAGGAGCGCATAAACAATGGCCTGGGCCACCCGGGCAACATTTACGTGAGGTTCACTGATGCCTAACTGGAAATTCTGGCAGCGCAAGAAGAAACACAAAGGCTTTCGCGGATTTGATGCCGCTGCCATCAACCGCCTGCTCAATGATTGGGTCACCACCTCCAAATCTATTGACCAAGATCTCAAAAACGGTGTGCTCAAAATACTGCGGGCCCGGTCCCGCGACCTTTGCCAAAATAACGATTATGGCCGCAAGTTTCTAAATCTTCTTGCCACCAATGTAGTTGGTCCAAATGGCATTAGACTTCAGAGTAAAGTTTACCGCCCGCCCAATTCGCGAGGTAAGGTAGTGCTTGATGGTCCTGCCAATGAACAAATCGAGAGAGCCTGGCGTAAGTGGTGCAAAAAAGGCAATTGCACCGTAGACGGCCAGTTAGGTTTTGTAGATGTTCAAAAGTTGATTATCAAGACAGCCGGCCGGGATGGCGAAGCGTTAATAAGAATTGTTCGCAATTTTCCTAATGAATTTGGTTTTGCTATTCAGATATTAGATCCAGCAAGATTAGACGAAGATAAGAATGATAACCGACAAAACATCACTCTTGGAGTTCAGAAAGATGAATGGGGGCGCCCTATAAATTATTATATAGTGTCTCAGGACGCAGTTGATGGTTATTATGAGAGTATAGTCTATGACCACGAAATCCTACCCGCTGAAGAGATCATTCACTTATATATTATAGAACACCCAGGCCAAAGCCGAGGGGTCCCCTGGCCTATTACAGCGCTTAAACGCCTTCATATGTTGGGCAATTATGAAGAAAGCGAGCTAGTGGCATCCCGCATCGCTGCGGCCAAGATGGGTTTTTTCATCAACCCTGATGGCTCCCTTTACCCCGGCGATGACACTGATAGCCTGGGCAATGTAGTCACCGAAGTGAGCCCCGGCAAATTCGAGCAACTCCCTGCAGGCTGGGATTTCAAGGCCTTTGATGTGGACCATCCCACAACGGCGTTTGAGGATTTTATAAAGGCTATACTCAAGGGAGCAGCAGCCGGGCTCAATGTATCTTATGCAAGTCTGGCAAATGACATGGCTGACGCTAATTATAGCTCTACCCGACATGCCACACTTGAAGAACGTGATCACTGGATGTCACTTCAGCGCTGGTTTATTGAAAATTTTATTAATCCCATTTTTGAAGAATGGTTGAGAATGGTCCTATTGAAAAAAGTTCTCAATTTACCTGCTGAGGCCTATGAACGTTGGAATTCACCGATTTGGCAGCCAAGGCGCTGGTCATGGATAGACCCACTTAAGGATGTTAAAGCTTCTGAAACAGCCATAGCTATGGGCATCAACAGCCGCACGCGCATTGCCAGCGAACAAGGCCATGATTTCGATGATATAATCGAAGAGCTGGCAAGAGAAAAGGAAAAAGCCCAGGAATTAGGCCTGGACCTAGAGGCTAAAAAACCCCAAACCCAAGGAGTAAAAAGCAATGGATTCCTTGGAATTACACCTGTCCGCCAGTCAGGCGGAAAGGCCTTACCCTAATGAGCATGCATGAAGGCTGAAGGATCCTGCTCAGTATGAGCGGTTTGCGCGGAAGAATTGCTACAAGAAACACGATGGCAAATGTGTTGATTACATCTTTGGAATCAAGAACGGCAAGAGCGAGGTACAGGCCTTGCGTTATCCAAAAAAGACCTGGACCGCAGAGGCCGCCCGCAAAGACTGCCAGAAGCGTGGAGGAACATTTGAAGCTGCTGCAAAGGAGAAAGGCATGAACAAGGCAACGATTAAAACAGGCGTTATGTTCCGCTCTCAGCCTATCACCAGGGCGGACATCAATGAAGAGGAAAGGACGGTAAAGATCAGCTTCTCGTCAGAGGAGCCGGTAGAACGGTGGTTCGGGGTGGAGATCCTGGACCACAGCCGCAAATCAGTGCGCCTGGACCGGCTCAACAATGGTGGCGCACTCATACTAGAGCATTTGCCGCGTGACCAGATAGGCGTCGTGGAAAAGGCCTGGATCGGGAGCGACCGAAGGGGCCGGGCGCTCGTCAGATTCGGCAGATCTGGCCTAGCCGAAGAGGTCTTTCAGGACGTGCTTGATGGCATCCGGCGCAACATCTCGGTAGGTTACCGCATCCATCGCATGGTGCTGGAAGAAGAAAAGGACGATGGTGCCATTTACCGGGCCATGGATTGGGAACCGCTTGAAGTGAGCTTGGTTTCCATTCCAGCAGACACCAGCGTGGGTGTGGACCGTGCCGGAGATGGTGAACTGTTCGAGACGGTCATTGAAAACAGAAACGAAGAATTAGAGGAGGTAACTCAAATGCCTAAAGAAGAAAAAAAAGAAGAGAAAAGAGAAGAAAAAATCGAGGCAAAGACCTCAGAGCCTCAAACAAAAGTGAGCGAAATTGAGGAGAAATTAGAGGAAAGGGCCACTAAAGCAGAAAAAGAGCGCTGGGCCAAAATCAAAGCCTATGCTGAATTGGCCAGGGTCCCTGAAGAACAGGCAAAAATGGCTTTTTTGAGGGGTATTAGTGCCGAAGATTTCCGCAAAGAGATCCTGGAAGAAATGAGTAAAAAGGTTAAACCAATCAAACCTGATGATGGAAGACTAGATCTTGCCGCCAAGGAAGTTAAGCAATTCAGTTTTTTTAATCTAATAAAAGCATTGGCCAGTCCTACAGATAGAAAAGCTCAAGAAGAGGCCAAATTTGAATTCGAAGTATGTGAGGCCTTTGAAAAGAAAATAGGTAAAAGTTCCACTGGTAATGGAAGAATCGTCCCTACCGAGGTCATGTTTCGTGATCTTTCCGTAGGTACGGACACCGCCGGCGGGTACTTAGTTAGCACAGATCTCTTGGCTGATAAATTCGTAGAGATGCTAAGAAACAAGCTCGTAGTGTTACGAGCCGGCGCAACTGTATTTTCCGGTTTGGTAGGAGACGTGGCAATACCTAAACAAACCGGAGGCGCAACCGCTTATTGGGTTGCTGAAGATGGCAGCGTCACTGAAAGCGACCAAACTTTTGGCCAAATAGCCATGGCCCCCAAGACAGTGGGGTCCAGAACGCAGATTACAAGAAAATTGCTGCTTCAAAGCTCTCTAAATATTCAAAATTTGGTCAAAAATGACCTCATTAAGACTATTGCCACGGCGGTGGATTACGCTGCGTTGCATGGTTCGGGAACCAGTAACCAGCCTACTGGAATAATAAATACCACCGGCATAGGTGTTGTGGCTATAGGCACGAATGGTGGGGCCCCTACTTGGGCGCACATTATTAATTTGGAGAAGGAAGTAGCCGTTGACAATGCAGATGTTGGCCGTTTGGCCTATATGACCAATGCTAAAGTCAGGGGCAAGCTAAAACAGACCTTCACCAATGCCACTTACGGCGAGATCCCGGTATGGAAAGATGGAAATAAAAGTGGAGTGGGATTAATGAATGGTTATCCTGCCTATGTGACCAACCAGGTGGCCAGTGATCTTACCAAGGGCACGGGCAGTAACCTCAGCGCTATCTTTTTCGGCAACTGGGCTGATTTGATCATAGGATTTTGGTCTGGTGTAGATATTATCGTAAATCCTTACAGCGACGATGCAAGTGGCAAGATCACGATTACTGCGCTCCAAGACTGCGACATTGCAGTGCGGCATGCAGAGAGCTTTGCCGTAATCAAGGATGCCAGCACTTCGTAAGTCTTAACCAATAAAACCTAGGCCCCGGATCCGCTCCGGGGCCTTCAACAAGGGAGGAACAACAAATGATCAGAGATGTCATAAACAACCTCAAGATTGACCAGGTGATTGAGACCGCTGTCCAGACTTCTGATACCGATGGCTCTAGCGTGGACATGCAGGGCTATACTTATTGCACCTTTATAGCGCTAATAGGCGAGAGTGGAGACACCCTTTCTGGTTCTGTGAAGATAGAACTAGAGGTAGAGGAATCTGATGACGATAGCACCTTCACCGATGTAGCTGACAGCGAATTGCAAAACTATGTGGATGGCACCAATGATGGATGTTTTGGTGTAATTGATGGCGCTGCTGATGATCAAAAGGCTTATTTCTGCACTTACAGAGGTAATGCCAGGTATGTGCGGCCAGTGCTCAATTTTACCGGCACCCACAGCAACGGCACGCCCATCGGCGTTGTGGCGATCCGCCATGGGGCTGAAGAGCTGCCTGTGAGCAATTAGGAGGCGCCATGAGGGTTAAGATACTTCGTGACACAGTGGCAAGCGGTAAGGGCCTTGCGGCTGGCAGAACTTATGATCTATCTGAACAGGATGCCAAGATTCTGCTTGCCATGGGTAAGGCGGTGCCGGTAGGTACCAAGGTAAAAAAACCCCAAGAGCGCGATAGCGAGCTAGTCGAAGGTCTCAACACTAGGAGCGCCTCAGCTCTTATAGCGGGCAAGAAAGGCTGAAAGCTGAAATCATGAACAACTATGATTTCTATAAAACATTCATCGATGCCCTGGGCCAGGATCAAGATATCCAGGCCTGGGGCCAGTTGAATTTTGATTCAGCAGTGAGCATATTTGCGGACCTTCAGACCCAGAGCCCACCTGGCGAGGATGATATGCCATATATCCTGATCCACACGCCGGAGATCATGAAGGGCATGGAAGAGAGGATCCAGGATTATGGTCTAAGCATTGACCTGGCCTTGACTAAGAACGCCTTACAGACAAGGGCCGATGATGTGGAGGAGCCCTCGGGGCTGGAACTGATCCTGGATTTTGGTGAGCTGGTAGTGGACTGTATCGAAGATGCCCTGCCAGACAATATGGTCATGAGCTACAGACTCCGGGGTGATACCACAGGCTCATTGCCCGATGTCTATGGGTTTCTGGAGTTCAGGTTCCGCAAATATCTGTCCATTGGAGATAACACTCTAGGTTAAGGGGGGACATTTAAAATGGCCCAACAAAAAGGTTCAAATGTAAAGATTTTGATGGGCTTTGAGAGTACCTTTGGGACTGCGGCAACTGATGGATATTCCCTTTATGTTAACCCGCCGGTATCCCTCAGCCCTAATAGGCCGCCCCAACAACCAGCTACTTTGCGAGGCAACCGTAACCCTGTCACACCGTTCTTCGGCAATCTAGATATTGGCGGCGACATTAATATCCCTATAGACAGCACTATGATGGCCTACTGGCTAAAGTGTATGTTTGGCGATCCAACCACCACTGGCACAGACCCTTACACTCATGAGTATAAAATAGGCGACACCATGCCTAGCTTTACTTTCGAAGAGGGGTTTGAGGATTTAGCCACCAATGAGTACATCCGCTATGTGGGATGCAAGGTTAGCCGATTTTCCATGTCTGTGGGGGGTGATGGCGAGCTTGTGGCAACCCTGGGCGTGCTAGGTGCAGATTATAGCATTGAGACATCAGCTTTCGATGCTACACCCACAGAACCTTCGTTCACACGGCTATATAATAGTCAAGCCACTGTGACTGAGGGAGGCTCTGCGGCAGGCGATCTTACCAGTTTTGATATAGCCGTGGAGTTTGGTCTAGACCCAGATATATATCCCATCAACAGCCAAGGAGCCAGAGGTAGCCTGCCAGAAGGGCAAGTAGCGGTTACTGGGAATATAAAGGGATTATTTAAAGATGTCACATTGCTCACTAAAGCCAAAAATCAGACTGAGACTAGCCTTAAGGTGACTATCCAGGCATCTTCTAGCAGTATTTTTGAGGTGGAGATCCAGGAGCTAAAGTTCCAGGAACGTATGCCTAGTATTGATGGCCCCCAGGGGCTCTTGGTAGATCTAGATTTTTCTGCCTATTATAATGATGGGTCTGAGGCTAGCGCTATAGTGGCAAGGGTGACGAATAGTTTAAGTAGCTTGTAGGTTCACAGTTCACGGTTCACAGTTCACGGTCAACGGTGAACGCCTGCCTGCCCTGCCCGATGGTCAGGCGGGCGTCAGACAGGGACAACACCGAGCAAAGCGAGGTAATTATGCGTGAAATAGAGATAAACGGTCGGAGGTTTCAAGTTCGTGGCCTCAAACGAAAGGAGATCAGGACTCTGCGCGAACAGGGCTTTGTCTTATTAGCTTTAAAAGGCGAGGATTTGGATGCGGCGCAGGATGCCACTTTTGAGATAGTTTTTGGGCCTGAAGATCTTGCGGCCATAGACGAAATGGATAACCGTGATGCCCTTAAATTATGGGATGCCATTTTGCGTGAAACATATCCCGCGGCGGACGAAATAAAAAACTAGAACAGGTCTGGGCCTGGTGCATAGATGAGCAGAGAATTGAATATTGCAAGGCGTGTAAGAAGGCAGGAAAAGCAGATTGCAATAACTGTGAATGGAAGCAGCCAGAGCTCAGACCTGAAAATCAAGAGGCATGGGAATTATGGCAGGCAGTACAAACGCAATGGAGATCTGGCCCATCAGGTCCTATTGGCTTAGATTATGGTGTAATGATGAAGGTGGCAAGGTTATTAGGGGTTGATTTATCGCCTGCTGTATTTGGAAAAATCCAAGCGCTTGAAAAACAAACTTTAGATCATTGGGTAAAAAGCCATGATCAAGGCCACCATCAAGGGATTAAAAACTCTAGACCGAAACCTCAAGGCCAAGGCGGCCAAGGCCAATAAGGCCCTTGAAACGGCCATCAAGATTGAAGGTTACCGGCTGCGCCGCCAGCTCATTAAGGAAATCCGCCAGGGCGCCCCGGGTGGTCGGCCCTTTGCGCCGTTAAGCGTAATAGGTGCCCGTACTAAGGCTAGCAATCTACGCGGGGCCAGGCAGATAAAGGAATTTGGCAGAGTTGGCCTGCTAAACCGCCCTAAGAAAACGCCTCTGGCTAGGCTTGCCACTGCGATACGCTATCAAGTCCATAAGGCTCCGAACTTTCGCATGGAAGTAGGTTGGGTGGGGCCGAAAGTATCCAAAAGCTGGAAACGTATAGCCCGCATGCAGCAAGAAGGTTTTATGCTGGACGTGACTGATGAAATGCGCAGAATGTTTCGGCGCTTGGGCGCGTCTATGTCCAAGCGGTCTAAATACCGTAAATATTTTTTTCTGCGCAAGGGAACCGCTAGGCTCCGGGTGCCAGCCAGGCCCATCATAGAACCTTTTTGGCAGGTGCATGAACGTGAAGCGAGGGATAATATAAGAATCAATTTCCATCGTAAACTAAGAGGAGAAAGGATCTAGAAGCTAGAATGCTGGGTGATGAAAAACTCAGAGTAGTGCTGGAGGCCCAAGATCGGGCTACACGCGTAATCAATCAAGCAGCCAGCCGCCTCGAGGCTAGAATGCAGGGCATGCAGCGGTCTTTTACTGATATGATGTCAGTGGCTGCTAAGGTGACAGGTTCCATCTATGCTATTCGCGAGGCATGGGACATGGTGGAGCATGGCGCTCGTATCGCTCAGCAACGCAGGACCTTTGAACGCCTAGCCGCTTCTTACAATGCCTCGGCCAGTCAGATTATTGCAGACCTCAAGCGCGTTTCACGTGAAACTGTTGACACTGCTTCTATGATCCAGGCGGCAGGAACCGCTATGATGATGGGTATCCAGCCCGAGGCACTTACCCGCCTTATGGCTATTGCGCGGGCCACCGCCAAAATGACAGGCCAGGAAGTCACTAAGGCATTTGAGGACATTACTCTTGGTATTGCGCGGCAAAGCAAGATGATCCTGGATAATCTAGGTATCATCATTCGTGTCAAAGAGGCTAACGAACGTTATGCCGCGGCCCTTGGCAAAACCGCCAGTCAACTCACAGACGCTGAGAAGAAGCAAGCGTTTCTCAATGCAGCCCTTGAGGCAGGCGAGGACCTGATGCGCCGCTTGGGGGATCAATCAGATACCACTGCCGATAAGATTCAACGCCTAAAAACAGATATGCAGAATTTCTGGAATTGGCTTTCCACAGAGGTGGCAAGTGGATTCGCTGATTTTATCTATGAATATACGCCAATTGGCTGGGCGGATAAGTGGGCTGACTATGTAGAATCTTGGCGTAAATTCACCGAGAGCTTAGCTATGGAAATGAAAGGCCTGGATGCGGAATTAGCCATGACTCTTTATGGGCCGCGAAAAGGAAGAGGTAAAGTTAGCCTTCCTACTTTAGCTCTTGACCAATCTGAGCACACTCAAGCCCTCCGGCAATACGAAGCCAGTACCTTCGAAGTTTTAGAAGAAATCAACCAGCAATGGCGCGAGGCCCATAAAGATATGGCTGCCAGGGCGAAGGAGGCCTACCAGGCAGACCTTGAAGCTCTGAAATATGCCAAGGAATCAGCAGTTCGCATTGAGATAGAGGCGGCCGAGCGTGGCCTGGATACATGGAAAGAAGTCAATGCGGAGATGATGCGCATTTCTGACGAGGTATGGGAGGCCTATACTTATCATGGAACTGAGGCACTTGAGAGCGTAAATGCGACTGCTGAGCAATCTTTTGATTATATGGCTGATCTTTCGCAGCGCACAGCAGAAGCTATGGAGCAAAATTTCAGTGACTTTTTCTTTGATGTTATGCGCGGAAAGTTCAAGGATTTTGGCGATTATGTGAGCGGATTTTTGACTTCGATACAGCGGTCTATTGCGGATGTGATGGGTCAAATGTTTGTGCGTCAAGTAATACCTGCTGCTGGTGAGTGGCTAGGCGGGAAGCTAATGGGTGGCGGGCTTTTCTTTCATCAGGGTGGAATTGTTGGTGAAATAGCGCCCCCGGTGCGTCCAGTACCTACCACGCTTTTTGCTCATGCACCTAAGTTGCATTCGGGGCTCGGGCCTGATGAATTTCCGGCAATCCTTCAGAGAGGCGAGACAGTGCTTCCGAGAGGAGTAGCACCAGCTCAAACCACCAATATCACGATATATGCAGTTGATTCTCAAAGTTTTGCCGACGCTATAAGAAGGAATAGAGCCGTCGTGGTGGGCGCATCTATTGAAGACGTGCGCTCGAACGGTCAGCTTCTGCAGATTTTAAGGGGGTTGCTCTAAGTGGCTAAGTTTCCTGATACAATCAGCGCTGTTTATCCTCTTATTGAGGAGATAGCATTTAAGACGCTGATAAGCAATTTCGACAATTTAGGCGAAGAGCAGCGTAAGCGCAAGTGGTTGTATCCCCGCAGGATAATCACGCTCAGGTTCAACGGACTTAGTCAGTCTGACATTCGTACTCTATGGCAATTTTACTTGGATCGAAGCGGTTCTTATGAAGCATTCAACTGGTTTCATCCCTACTCGAATACATATGAGGGCGAGTATGTAGGAACAGGGGATGGGTCTACAACGGTTTTCAACCTGCCATCAAAGAGTGCAACTTCCAGGACACTTTACATAGATGGGGTGTCGCAAACAGAGGGTACTAATTGGACGTTCACCTCAGAGGGTGGGGCAGATGGAGCTGACAAGTGCGAGTTTACTACGGCTCCTAACTCTGGCCAGAGGATAACATTTGATTTCTCAGGGTATTTGAAAGTCAGATGTAGGTTCGCAGAAGACATAATGAGTTTCGAAAACTTTGTGACCACACTTTACAGAACAGGGTTGAAACTTCAGGGATTATTAAATGCGTAACATAAACACAGATGTGCTGAGTGCATTAGCTGCCGAGGAATTAAGGCCATTTCTTCTCTTGGAAATGACTATTGACGGCACAACATACAGATATACGAACTGCGACGTTCCGATCAACTATAATGGCAACACTTACGAGCCTTTAGGTATGCGGATCGGCTCTATTAGGTATAACTCTACAGGCATGGTGGACGGATTCGATATTACCCTGGACAACCTCAACTCTGTTTTTACGTCAATCTTTGTCGGTGGTACACCGCAAGGGTCGCCAGTCATATTGAGACAGATGTTAATGGATAATGATTGGCACATTTTAGGCCAACCTTGGGGCTTGGTGGCTGCTTATGACTTTGACGAAGGATCTGGAACAACGCTGCATGACAGAAGCGGAAACGGGAATGATGGTACCATATATGGTGGCCCCGATTGGGTTACTGGAAAAAGTGGGTATGCTTTAGATTTTGATGGGACGGATGATTATGTTTCGGTTCCTACTTCTATTTTAAACCAAGATGCTGGTACATGGTCTGCCTTTGTATATGTTGACTCAACAACAAATAATGTTCGTATATTTTGCAGCGAGCATAGCAGTGCTGGAAACTATGAGTTTAGAACATACTACTATTCAAGTACGAACGGTCTTTTTTGGATAGTTGGGAATGGTGATACAACCTATTCCGTGATGCTTACGGATGAGTTATCTCTTGATGAGTGGATACATTTTTGTTGTATCTGGGAATACAACAGTGGCTCAGGCGAAACGACAATCAAAGCATACCATAATGGCTCTCATACAGGCAGCCAATCTTTCTCTGGCAAGATACAAATACCAGATCAAGATATTAGAATAGCTAGATGGGGTTCACAATACTTTGATGGAAAGGTTGATGAACTAAGAATTTATAACAGAAAACTTTCAGATGCAGAAATAAGTTATCTCTACAACAACCCAGGCCAGGACATGTCAGCGGGGGCTATAACATTGTTTAATGGGCAGATTGACAGGTGGTCATTAGACGAGGCTCAATTGGTGATGACAATTGCGGATATGAATGTTCAGTGGGCTCGTAAGCCACTTTCCCGTCATCCCGCATCGTGCAGGTGGCGCGTATTTAAAGGGCCAGAATGCGGTTATACAGGATCTGAAACCTGGTGCGATCGCAGTTATGCTCGATGTTCAGCCCTCGGCAATACTGCGAATTTCGGCGGCTTCCGGTGGCTGCCATCTATAATGGATAAAGAAATCTGGTGGGGGAGGCAGCCAAAGTCATGAACATCAGGCTTCTGACAGATAAATTCAGGGGAGCACCCTACAAGCTTGGAGGGTGGAACAGAAAAGAAGGCTTTGACTGCCTTAGCCTGATCATGTGTGCAGGTGAGCATATCGGGGTTAATCCACCAATCGTGTTTAAAGATATCACAAAAGAAAGCTATCCTCAGTTGTGGATTGAGGATCAGGCAAAAGCTGAAGCTATCTTTTCAGAATTTTTAAGGGAGTTAGGCGATGAAATACCGCCTGAAAGAGCTTTGGCGGGAGACATCCTAGAACTTAGGGCAAAAGCAAGTGGGGAAAAGGTTTTTGGCATTCATGCAGGGCAAACTCTTGTATTGACAGCACTTGAAGACAAGGGTGTTGAGCTAGTTAGTCTAAGACTTTTCGAGATAGAGAAGGCTTATAGATGGGCAAAGAAGCAGGGCAAATAATAGGAATAGCTGGGGCAGTCGCTGGCATTGTTGTCGGCGGACCTCTCGGTTTTGCTATTGCTTTTGGTAGTGGGATTGTGGGAGGGCTTGTCTCTAGGTCCGATATTGAGTCTCCAAAGCTAGATGCTACTGATTTGCTCACCCGCGGATCTGCTGGGCTCAAACTCAATACCCGCTCTACCAGCGAACCCTTGAAGATAGTTTATGGGCAATTGCGAGTTGGCGGCAATGACATATATATCCATTCCACAGGTGATGATCTCAAAGATCTGTGGATTGTACAGACTTTAAGCGAAGGAGAGTGTGATTCTATTACAGCCGCCTATTTAGGCGATAAGCTTTACAGTGAATATGGGGGAAACGCTGAATATTGGTTCCATTCGGGCTCTTCATCCCAAACTTATGATACCAATCTTCATACAGCAGATTCCCGTTGGACAGACAATTTGCGCTATACCTGTTATATTGTGTGGCATCTCACTTATGACAGGGATTATTTTCAAAACCTGCCGCAACGCACGGTCATATTGAAGGGCCGCAAACTATATGATTTCCGTGACAGTACCACGGCATGGTCGCAAAATCCCGTGTTAATTGCATATGACTGGCTCACCAACAGTCGGTATGGTTTGGGGAAAAGTGCATCGCAAATAGATACTGACTCCTGGACTGCCGCGGCCAATTACTGTGACACGAAAGGATGGAAACTTAATCTAGCAGTGTCCAATGCTCAATCATCTGGTTGGGATATTCTCAAAACTATCCTGCTTCATGCAAGGCTCACTATTACTCAATATGATGGCAAGTATTATCTCTACTATGCTGATACCACTAGCGAATCCACAGTCATGGACATCACCGATGAGCACATCGTCCAAGGTCCAGACGGCAAGGCGATGATCTCAGTTGATCAAGATTCCATGTGGGACCGGCCAGATGGGCTCAGGGTTTATTATATTAAAGCCGACAATGACGAATATGTAGAGGATTCTTTCTTTGTCGGTGAGGAAACTGGCAATATCAAGGATTTGCGGCTCACAGGCTTCACAGATAGGGAGACAGCGGGGCAACTTGCCACATACTGGTTGGAGCGCTGGCAGCTAGATCGCACTATCTCGTTGACTGTAAGAGACGATGCGGTAAAGCTAGAGCCACATGACTTAGTCACACTAACATCATCTGCGATCTCGGTCTCAAACCAACTAATGAGAGTTGCAGAGGCTAATATCAGGCCCGATGGATTTATTGACCTCAAGCTGCAATATGAGTCTGATGATCTGTATGATGATGAGTATAACATTAACACCGAAGAAACCTATACTACTACCCTACCTGATCCAACTGATGAACCGCCATCTGTTGGCAATGTGACCCAAAGTGAGGAAGTTTACTACTACCGCTTGAGATCCTTCACCCGCTGGAAGATCAGCTTTGACGAGCCTGCCAATTACCCCTGGTTTAGCCACGTGGAAGTATGGTGGAGCACAGATGATTCCAACTATAAACACCTGTTTGATACCACCAATGACTTTGCAATTGATCCGGTCGAAGAAGGTGAAACACATTACGTCAAACTCCGTACTGTCTCTATCTGGGGCACAAAGCAGAGCATGAGCAATGCTTACAAGATCTCACGCACTATTCAGGGAAAAACAGATGCACCGACATCGCTTTCGGCTCTGCATGCGATTGTGAACGCCAATACTATCAATTTGTATGCTGAGAAAGTCAGCGATCCTGATGTCGAGCTTTACGAATTTCGGCTTGGCCCATCGTGGTCAGGTGCGATATTCCTGGCGGCATTAAGAGCCCCGAACTTGAGCCTATATGGAGTAAAACCAGGAGAATATACTTTTTTTGCCAATACTTTAGCCAACAATGGAGAATATGGAGATACACCAAAACAAGCATCTGCGTCTCTGCAAGATCCTCCCGATGGATGGACTGTGCAGCACACTGAGGCCTGTGATTATTCCAGTGGTACTCACAATAATACTGAGCAGACTACATACAACAGCGAATATTATCTCAAGTGTTCACATAGCAGTGGTAATCTGACAGGAACCTATACATCTCCGGTTTACGATCTCGGATCTTCGGGCAGGTACATGGTCTATGTGCTGGTAGACATAGTAGTTACTGGGGCGGGCACAACATGGAATGACGTGATTCCACCTGGTACAACATGGGATGAAATAGGAATCTCCAGTAAAACCTGGAACGAAATCTTTGAGCTGAACGCTGGGCCGCAGGTAAAGATAAAACTTAAATATGGTGAGACAAACCCGCCCACCAATGAAGTTGAGAAGATGGAAATCTTGTCAGCCATAGTGACCGGCAGGTATTTCCAGGTAGAGATTGAGATTACCGATCCGAGCGATGCGGTAAATGTTCTAGTTGAGCATTTCACCCTGAAATTCTGTCAATAGGAGACATCATATGGCACAAAACTGGGCAGATGATGTTTTTGCGGGTGGACACGTTGGCCAGACGGATCTTCAAAACATGGAGAATAATTTTGCTTGTCTTAAATCTATGTTCTCGGGGGGCTCGGCCCCATCCAACACCATTGCGGGCATGCCCTGGTTCGATACTACGCAGAAAGTCCTCAAATACCGCGACAGCGCAAATGCTGCCTGGCTCGGCCTAATGCACGGCGATACAAATCAAAAGGTATGGGTTTACCGTGATAGTGCTATGGATGGATGGGCGGTAGATTCATCTATAACTGATCTAGTGCTGGCAATTAAAGGAGGTTCAACTTACACATCAGGAGGTGCTACGGCTGGAAACTGGTCTATAACAGGTTTGAGTGATAATGGACACACACATGGAGCAGGATCATATACGGTCAATGCCCACAACCATCAATGGTATAATGAAAAAGGGAATAACGGTTGGGATGACTCCTACAACAGTGCTGGCGATGCACAAGGAATCCAGAAATACGGACCGAAATCGAGTAGTCGTAATCATCTTATTGTAAGCGACAGCACTACTGACTACTATCCCCAAGACCTCTATACAAATAACGCTTCTCCTGGTTTATCTGGTACCTCTGGCACAGGAAATGCGTCCATATCCTCTAACGCAACTTGGCGCCCAGCAGCAGCGGTGGGCACATTGCAATATCTTGATCTGTAGGAGACGATATGCTTAGCAAAAAAGACAAAGAAGAAATCAGGCAAATGATCCAAGAAGAGCTGAAGGCAGCCCTTTTCCGTAAGATCACAATCGAACGAGGCCCGCGAAAGCAGGGAGATCCTGAAAAAGTCATCAAGGAAGAAGAGTGGAATGTGCTGGACTTCTTGGCTGCCTACCTGCCGCGGATCGAAGCAGCTATGAGAGGTATGCAAGAAGATTTGGATCATACAAAGAACAAAGTCGAGACCTATAACCGGAAGCTTGAGGCAGTTGCCCAGACGTTGCTTGGCATGGAGAAGGCGGCAAAGAAAGTCGCCCTCTTATCGGATATGATTGCCGAGCGACAGCGGTTACTTCAGATTCCTGGTTATCAAATGGGTCATGAGGTTTTGAAAAATGAGAGCAGTGGTTGATCAAGACCTAATCATTCACATCACAGAGCGAGGCGATACCGAGATCGGCCGTTTGCCCAAGGGCGTCGGGCTGGAGCGGCTGCGATGGGACGGTTCCAAGATCGTTGATCTAGCAGACTTGGATAAGATCTGGGTTGAGTGTAGAAACGGGGTTTTCATTCTTCATGCGGTCGAAGTTCCAGGGAGCCAGCTTGTGAAGATGAAATATGCAGATCGGAAAAGGTTGACCAAAGACGGAGATAAAATCAGGCTCAAAACAGCCGCAGAGATCGAGGCTGAGGCAAAGGAAGAAGAGCTGAAGGCTAAGCTCTCAAAGCTCTCACTCGATGATATTAGAGTTGCCTTGGTTCATTTGCTCAAGGCGACTAATATCATATCAACAACGGTGTCAATACCGACGGAGAAATTGCAGTCAATAGCTAAACGTTTGGAGGAATGACATGGCACGTATAAAAACAAAGACAATCCATTGGAACCCTTCACCAGACAGCGATGTTGCTGGCTATAACGTCTATGTGCTGTTTGGTGAAACAGCACAACCCTATGAAGGGACAGCCATAAATGTGACAGGCACAGAAGTAAAGGTTCCTGATGACTTTCCCGATGGGACGTTTGACCAGGAAGGCAAGTATGTCGTCCAAGTAGCTGCAATTGATGACATGGGCAATGAGAGCGACACGATTCAGACAGTAGCGGAGTTTGATTTCGTCCCCCCTTTGCCACCGAGTGGCTTGGAGGTTTTATAAGATGGCTCAAGATGATTTGGTCAACTATCCAAAAATGGTCAAAACATATTCTTTTTATAACGGTGATTCTTGTCTTGCTGACTGTGCCGATTGCAGTTGCTGGGGTTATTGCCCAGTGGGACGGGTTAATGTACGTAGCCCAAGACAAGATCACCTTCGCCTGGGATCCAAGCCAGGGGGCAGACTATTACGAGGTCCAAGCTCTATGGATAGACCCGACAAGCGGCCCTGTGATCTACGATCTTGGGCAGACCTCGGATACCCAAATGGAGATTATGAAGCCGAGGACTGGGCATTTCTATTTCAGGGTGAGAGCTTGTAATGAAGCAGGATGCAGTGATTGGAGTGAAAGCATTGACCCAGAAAAGACACAAATTGGTAAGCCATTTAGGGTTTATTTTAAAACTGCACCACCACAAGGCGGAATAACTATTGAGTAAGGAGAATGGACAATGGCGCTCAAAACTAAGCATATCTCAAAACGAGACAACGGCACTTACATCATAACGGCAGAAGAAACATCTCTCCAGATCGGAACAGATGAGAAAGGAGATCCGATCTATCAGACATTCTCTGTGATACACAATCCCAAAGACAAGGACACAGTGTTGCAGGAAAAGTTCACCAAGGAGATACAAAGGTACAAACAGAAGCAGGAAGCCTTGGCAACAGTAAAATCAAAAGTTGATACAGTGCTTGCAGAAATTGATTACAGCAAGCTTTAGGAGGTAAGAGATGGGTGAAGTAACCTGGACCAGTTATGGAACGTGGACTACAGCTATTAGCTCTGGCCTTGATAGCTTGGCAGATGATGGGCTGGCTATAAGTTCTGCCATAGATAACAGTTCCAATAAAAAGCTATTCGTTGACATTGAGGTTTATCTGGCTTCAGTTGATCTATCCTCTTCTACGAATCCAGCTATCTACATCTGGCTTATTGCCCGAACAGACGGAACTAATTTTGAAGATGGTGGAACGAGCGTAACCCCTGCCCGTGCTCCTGATGCCATTATCCCACTTAGAACAGGTACGGGAGCTATGACTCAAAGGGTATTTGCTCGAATGCTCATGGCAACGCCGGACCAATTCAAGATTCTCGTGCAGAACAAAGCAGGAGCTACGTTAGCAGCAAGTGGCAACACGGTTAAATATAATCTCTACGGAGAGACGGTAGCCTAATGTTCCGACTAATCCGAAACCCCGACCCTCGAAAGAAACCGCCCTACGGCAGCAGGATTGATCCTACACATCCTTTGGCGCAGGGATTAGTGGGGTGTTGGTTGTTTAATGAGGGTGGGGGAGATAAAGTTTTTGATTTGAGTAAAAGCAAAAATAATGGAGTAATTAGTGGGGCAAGTTGGACTACCCAAGGAACAGAAGCGGGATTACATTTTAATGGGACGAGCGATTATATGACAACTGATTGCCTGTTGAACATAAAACAGTCTTCAATAATTGCATTATTGAATACTACGTCTACAACTGGCGATGAAGAATATTGTGTTGGGGCATACAATGATAATATTTTAATACAAATGGGGCAATATCAGAACCTTACAAGATACGCAACAAAAAATGGTTCGACATTCAGAGGTCAGAGTGGAAATAGTAGTTTAAATGATGGCCGTAATCATATGCTTGCAGTGGTTTCTACAGATGAGGCTTTCACGATATATCTTGATGGAGTTCAAGATGCTTCTCCATTTGATATTTCTGGCCTTGCAGATGTGCAGACAACCATTGGATTAGGTATAGGAGCGAGGAATTCCTCTGGTACTCATGATGCTTTTTGGGGTCCTGGGGACATCATTGCAGTGTGGTTATATCATCGCCCGTTATTGGAATCAGAAATCACCCAACTCTATGCCGAACCCTACTCCTTCATCCTTACCCCCCAATACTGGTACATGGTGGATTTTGGGGCAGTGGAAGGAGCGACTTATGATGTCTCTTTTTCTCTTGCCCAATCATTTGCCATCAGCGACCAGGCGACAGCGGATGCTCAGGCGGCAGTTACTTTAAGCCAAGGGCTTGCAGTGTCGGATCAGAGCAATGCTATTGCTGAAGCCCTCACAAGCCTTTCTAAATCCCTGAATATCACGATTCAGGCAGACGCCGTAGCTGAAAGCACCCTCAGCCTGGCCGTCCAGTTAGCCATGTCATTGGCCAGTGAGGTAGTAGGGGAAATAGTGGGCCAAATCTCTTTACCACAGGCGCTTGGCCTGGCCGTATCTTCAGATGCCCAAGCACAGGCGGCACTTACTCTTGCTTATAACATGGCTTTATCGACTGCCGGAACAATAATCACAGAGGGCGTTTTGTCTTTGGCAATCCAGAAAGGCCTCACGACCAGTTATGTTGTGACTCAGGAAGCCGTGTTGTCCTTGGCCCAGGCACTCGGCTTGTCCTCAACAGCTACAGCAACAGCAGAAGGTCAGGTTGCATTAGCCAAGATCCTAGCGGTTTCAGTGTTAGGTCAGGCTTTGGCCGAGGCAGGGGTGAGCCTGGACCAGGTGGTATCTGTGACATTGATCGGCACCACTATCATTGCAGGACTTGAGACCCCTGATGGGCGGAAATATACGATCTCTGTTGAGGTTAGGACTATGGATATTGAGGCAGAAAGCAGAACCCTGGTTATAAGCCCGGAGAACAGGACTGTAACCATAAACTAAGCGGAGGTAAATGAGATGGAGAAACTTAATATGAAACTTGGCGATATCTTCCTGGTAGAATGTTATGACAAGGATGGGAACCTGAAATGGCGGGACACGATCAAAAACCTTGTCGTGAATGAAGGTTTGAATGACGTATTGGACAAGTACTTTAAAGGATCGTCCTATAGCGCGGCTCATTACTGCGGTCTGACGGACGGCACTCCCAGCTTTGCAGCAGGTGATATTATGTCGAGTCATGCTGGGTGGACAGAAGTCACTGGATATTCAGAAACCACAAGGCCACAAATTACCTGGGGCACAGTGTCCGGGCAAAGCGTTGACAATAGTGCGAGTAAAGCCAGTTTTTCCATTAACGCCTCGGTGACCGTCGGTGGGGCCTTCCTCTGTACGGATGATGCCAAAGGCGGTACAAGTGGGACGCTGTATGGCGGCGGCGCATTTTCCGGTGGCGATAAGTCTTTGACTGACGGTGATACTCTTAATGTGCAGGTGACGGCAACTGCATCTGCTTCGTAATAGGAGTTGGAGATGGCTAATCAATTCCTCAAAGATCCTGATGCAGTTTTGGACTATGCCTTTGACTGGTCCAGTTGGCTGCAGTCAGGCGAAACGGTCTCTAGTTATGTCATTACTGTGGACACTGGGTTGACCAAGGAAAGCGATGGCGAAGCCGACGGTGTGGTCACAGTATGGCTCTCTGGCGGGACAGCAGGCAGTGAATATACTGTTTCATGTAAAATTACCACTAGCATGAGTCGGACGGACGAGCGCAGCATGACTATTAAAGTTATGGAGAGATGACCAATGTGGGAATCAATAGCAGGCGGAGGTTTTGTAGCATTGTTGTTTGGTTTCATACTTAATGGTTTCCGTGGGCGATTGAATAGAGTTGAACAATGTAAGGTTGATAGTAAAGTTTGCATTGAGCGCCATGCCAATATCGAGCAATCACTTTCGCGTGGAGATGAAAAGTTTCAACGTATTGATGAAAAGCTGGATATTATGACACAAGCATTGGCCCGTATTGAGGAACGAGTGAAGAATTTGTAAAACGGATAATGAACAATGACCGAGCAACAACGTAAAGAATTAGAATATTTAAGACACATGGTGCTTAACAGCATCGTGGTTATGCGAGCGCATGTAAAACAGATCGAGGCCCAGTGCGCACTGATAAGCGCGGCCCTGGATGACTATCAGGCCACATGGGAGGTGCCTGAAAATGAGCAAGCTGATCATAAGGACCGATAGCCAGGGCGACGGGCATTTCGCCGCCCCACGAGGCTACAGGCTCCATTATGGAGTGGATTATCAATGGAGGCCCGGTGAGGTAGTGCCGGCGTTTCTGCCCGGCAGGGTCAATCGAATTATATTTCCTTACGCTGATGACAAGCTGTTTATGGGGCTCGAAATTGTCAACGACACTTTTGTGCTATGGCAGCTTTATATAGATCCGCTTGGCGGTATCATAGGAAAGGCGGTAGATCGTGGTGACATCATCGGCGCGGCCCAGGACCTCTCGCGGCGCTACGGATCCGGCATGATCAATCATATACACGTGCAGGTTTACATAAACCCTCAGGTGCTTTTTGGAGGTTGAACATTGGGGGACGCCAATCTAGAAGACAAATCGAAAGAGAGCTGGAGGCTTGCCGGCTTCGTTGTAGGCTCCTCATTGCGGAACTCAAGGCGGAATATGCACGCTATGACCGACTCAAGGCGTCCTTGGCCCATTATGAATGTGAGAAAGACAGATTCAAACGATTGCGACTACAAATACTGGGTTTGGCGCCCTTTTTCCGCAAAGCCAAGGTGCAGTTTAAGAAATGGTGGGCTGTGCATAGAAGATGAATGCCCGCAGAGGATATAAGGAGGATAACATGCCATTACCAGCATTAGTAGGATTAGGTTTGTCGCTTTTGCCCAAGCTCCCAGAGATATGGTCAGAAGTAGCCAAGCTCTTTGGCAAGGAGCCGCCAAAAGGGGTGGAGCAGGCCAAGAAACTGGCCGATGAAGTAACCAACCTGTTTCAGCAGGGCAAAGTTCCGCCCGAAGTGCAGGTCAAATTGCAGGAGCTCATGTACCAGCATGCCGAGCGCATCTACGAGCTGGAGATCCAGGACCGCCAAGGGGCCCGGCGGCGGGAAATAGAGGTGGTAAAGGCCACTGGCACCAAGGATGTTTTTTTATATTTTCTGGCCATGCTAGTGGTGGCGGGATTTTTCGCTTTATGTGCTTTGCTGATGTACAAGCCTCTACCCCAGGGCTCCACCCAGGCGGTGTTCCTGCTCTTTGGGGCGTTGGCCACGGGCTTTGGCTCAGTGCTTAATTACTTTTTCGGCAGTTCCAAAAGCAGCAAAGAGAAAACCGAGCTGCTGGCTAAAAAATGAATTATTCCCACTTAATCACGCCCCGGTCAATGCCGTCTTGATAACAGGCCTTGCAGATAACCCGCCCTCTCCATTCTGTCTTTTCCTCAATGGGCAGGTCCTTTTTGCACCATTCGCACTTAAAGGTAGGAACATTGGAGACATCTTTGCCCGATAGTTCATAAAGCAGGTTGTATATTTTTTTGAGCTGTGTGGCTGTTTCCTTTGTGGCATTTGCGGTGCGGTGCAACCATACCAGTACACATATTAAGATAATAAGGCTAATGAGACCGAAGAAGAGTTCCATCCTAATATGCTTTCTCTATGATCCGCGAAATGAGTTCTCTGAGGCCCTTTTGATTCTGTTAAAAATACTTTTTACCATTCTCCCTTCATGTCCGAAATCACCCCACCCCCACACAGTTCCAGCGCTGAATTGCATTATTGTCTGGTTTTTTCCCTTTGGGATAAGCCTTATACTCACATCGTCACCCCAACTCCAAAACGTTATATGCTTTTTTGCGGCTATAAAATAATCAGCTTTGCTAACGGTTTTGATAGTCATTCTTTCAGTAGGCAAAATTTCCAATGTTTTTTGCCATACAATATCAACAGGCGCGTTAATAATGTTCTCCGCTTCCGGTAACCTAGTTGTGGAGTATGTAGCGCAGCCGAGACATAGCAATCCTAAAAAACCAACGAGGAACAATTTTTTCATACCATGCTCCTTTCTGCTTACCTTAACACTTCAAACAGCTCCGTTTCCTTTGCAGTCACCTTGCCATCTGCCTCGATCAATAGTTTAGCTTTTTCTAAAAAGTAAAGAATATCATCTTGATCCATGTAACGCAGCCTCTCGACATCATCCAAAAAACCTTGCTTTTTCACCCGATGATTGAAAGCATATGCTTCAATTAATGATAGCTTTGGACCCTCATAGAAATCCCCGATGACACCCACAATTACTTGTTTTTCCTCATCAACAAATCTCCTATCTGCCCGGGCGAGATAGGAAAGAATATGCAGAAAGATCTGAAGTTTTTCCAGCTCTGACCCCTCAAATAGGCTATATTTGTCGAAAAAAGCAGTGGGTGGCTCAAATATCTCCCCCGTTTCGAGGTCTACTAATTCCTGGATCCTATCCTCACGGAAATTTCGCCAGGAATTGCGCAAGAGACATAGCCCTTTTATATATCTGAACCCATCTTCAGAGCTTAAGATACTATGGATCTCCACTCTTCTCTTACTAGAATTGCCCCTAGAGTCCACGTAAACAAGCCCTGCCATCATATCAAGATTGCAAGCCAATGGCCTACACTGTCTTCGCCATCTCTCTATATCAGCCTCAAGGGCCGCATCTTCTCTTGTCAAAGTCGGTGAGGGATAGGCAGTCTCCACAGACAGAATTACTTCTGTGGCGTCATCACTTACCTGGCTGGAAATTTCGTAGGGAAAATAATCGATTTCTGGATCTTGCTTTTGACCCGCAAATTGCTTTAGCCTCTGTACTATTGAATTAATCCTTAGCATGGTGATCTAAAAACTGATAAATATAACATTCCCTATGCGGCGTTTGATTCGGGCTCTGGCGTCTCCCGGGCCCCGGCTCTCGACCGCTCCAGTGCCTCAATCCGCCTTTTTAGGTCCTCGATTTCCTGCCTTTGCCTCATCTCGTTTCGCACCGCACCGCTGAAGGCCTCTAGGTTGGCTATAATAGCGTTAATCAGGCTTTGGTTTCCAGAATCGAGAACTTCCAATAACATCTCTATAGCATGAGATCTCAGCCTCGGATTATCATAGATGTTTATGATGGCATTCTCTTCGTCATTCGTAGCGCATAAGAATGCCTCGATTTCTTCTTTGCTGTGGTCGCTACAGAGCCACTCTACGTCTACATTAAAAGCTTTGGCAATTTTAAAAATCGTCTTGTCGGGTCTATTAACGTCTGTCCTATAGGCATTCCTGATACCGGCTTTTTCGGCGAACTCACCTTTTTTAAGGCCATGACGAGCGCGAATGAGGTCCAGATTGCGAAAATAGATTTCCCATTCGATCTCCGACCACTTTGGCTTATTAAAAAAATTTCCCATTCCGTGAATTTTCTTCTTGACAGCACGTTAAATATATATTATCTATTTACCCGTCACGTAAAATTTGCAGCCTAGAGAGACATTCCCATGCACAAAGTCATTATCAAAAACGGTCATCGCACTTGGTTCTTTCGCGATGAGATCGTTGAAATCATCGGCCAGGACAAGCTCGACAAATCCATCGGCTCAATTGAATTTCCCCCGGCTATGGAATCCCATTCATAGGAGGCCGTCATGCAACGAATCATAGTCATCACAGGCCCCGGCGAAGGCAAAACCCATATGGCCCATGTGCTGGAAGACAGCTACAGGGCCCAGGGTATTCCCTGCAAAGTGATCTATGCCGGGGAAGTTGATCTCAAACGGACCCTTGAGGACCTCCGGGACTTCCACGGCTATATCATCGTGGACAACCCGGGCGCCCTCGGCCCTTGGCCCAAGGACTTGCAGCCATGGCAGACCATCATAGTTATTGGCGGTCACTGCGCACATCCAGGCGACGGCCTCAATCCGCCTCGCGTATCTCAGCCAGCTCCTTCTTGGTCATCATCTGGAGATAATAACCCGTTTGGCGAAAAGGGCTGTCAGGCTCTGTGCAATGGGCTACTCTGTGCGATTTCTCTCTTGGCCCAAGCCCGCTGCCCGCGCCATGCAGATGCCAGGTAGCGCAAAAGGGGCACCATGCCTTGAGCTGGCCGCCCTTACGATAACACTTTAAAACAGGAGTCTTTTTAGCCATGATTTCCTTACCTAACAAAAATGAAAATTTTCCGCAACAAAATAAAAATCGTGCTGCGCTTCGCACATTACTGGCCCTGGGTTATCCCTTGGATCGGATCCGCCACGCCCTTATCATCCTCAATGGCCGAAAGATCACTGACATCAATGGTTCCGGTGTTGGCAAGACCGTAATCTACAATGCGGTGAAGGGCAAGACTCATCATTATCCCGCTATGAAAGCCGTGGCCCAAACCCTGGGCCTGCATGTTGAAGAGCTTTTTGATGAGGGCCCCGGGGCCTTCAGCCCCAAGGGCCCAACCTGCTCCGCCGCACCGAAGCAGGCCAACCTCGAGGATCCCCACAACGCTAAGGAGATCATATGCCAAAGATAATACGGCACTTAAGACAAAGGCAATTGGAAAAAGCGGACATAATTCCAGCGCAGAGCTGGGAGGTCTTTTCTTTCGCCCTCCATACCCTGGGCAAGCCTGCCTTGAAGCTCATATTCGGCAAAAGCGAGTCAATGATTTACAGTTGGGGGACCCCGCCAACCAATGAAAGCCATCAAATAAACCCGATCGACCGCATCTGCTGGATGATGGAGGCCCTTGCCGATGCAAACCGCCACGAAATAGGGCGCGCTGCCATCGACATAATGGCCGCGCCCCTGGGGGGGCACTTTGAGTACTTGCCCGGGGCCGAGACAGACAAAGGCACAGTGGATGGAGAGCTGGCCGATAGCCTGGTGGCCCTGGGCGAGCTGGCAGATACCTGCCGCCATGCAGTGGCCGACGGCAGGCTGGATTCTTTAGAGCGCGAGGAGATCCTGGAGGATTTGCGAGAGGTGTACCTGCAATTAGCACAGCTCCTGTCTGCGATAGAAAAGGAGACGAGCGGTGAGAAAGGCTAGGAGGCCTGCCCGACGGTCAGGCGGGCCTGCCCGACGGTCAGGCGGGCCTGCCCGACGGTCAGGCGGGCTGGAAGGCTAGAAGGCTAGGATGCTTAAGAATCGTACTCCATATGACCCCCCGGCACCAAAGATGACCAAGCACGACAAGCTGGCAGTGGCCCGCTGGCTGCGCGGCCAATTGCGGCGCATTGAAAAACTCCCTCATGCTCCTCAAATGAGGGATCAGATAGACCGGCTATGGCAAACCGTGAACCAATTGGAAAAGGAGGGCAGACATGAAAGCTGCGGTCGCTAACCAATTTGCAAGTCCAGTTAGCATTGAAGCCGAACATAACTGCCCTGATACAAAAGGATGTTTGTGGTTGTGGGCGCATGTTCTATTAAGGGCAATTGATGATGCGAAAAACAGAGTAAAAGCTCTATCGGGCTTCGGCGTCAGTATGCACCGCAAAGATTTAATCGCAAAACAGGCTCGCGCATGGTTTCGCAGCAATAATACCGATATGGGCAGCTTTTTATGGATATGCTGGCTATTTAATTTGGACCCCGAGGCTGTGCGTGCTGCAGTATTGGAAGGCATTAAACCCAATGTGCCTGCGGTGCATTATGGCCTTACCATCCGAACTGACCGTCGGCAAAAAAGCTTAACTCAACACGACTTAGCAGAGGATCTGGGTGTGACCCAACAGGCAGTTTCAAGGTGGGAGCGCGGTTTATGCGGACCCTCCAGATCGGTTAAACAGCAGCTAGTGGCTTTATTGGAGGAAGTATTGGCATGAAGGATTATATCTGGTGCCCTTACAATGGCTATACCCGCAGGATACATCCGGCGGTTTGCGAGTGGCATAAGCAAGAGCGGGATCCTGTTTGCGTTCGTTCTAAATGCAAAAGGGCAGATTGGCCCTTAAGGAAGGAGGATAAAAAATGTCGTACGCGGTCGCAAGCCTCCTTTTTATAGCTTCTTTTTTTGTTGGAGTGTTTGCAGGAGGCATGATCATGCGCGAGATCATGAACCGGAATTTCAGGCGAGAGATCAGAAAATACCGTAAAGTGGTGCATTTGGGCAGGAGGGTATAATGAAGCTCGAAGAAGCCAAAATCTGCATAAACTGCGATGAGCTGTTTGTAGGTGATGTCTGCCCTTTTTCATGAGCCCTTATTATGATTATGCACTAAGCACTGAGGGCCTAGAGCCAGAGCCCGGGCCGCACTTCAGCGGGGCCGATGAAGTGGCCGCCCACCAAGCAGAGAATCTGCGCCGGGCCATAGGTGATGAGTTGTGGGAATGGTTGTGTGAGATGGAGAGAAAAATGGAAAAAAAAGAATTAGAAGAATGCATTCAGGCAGTACGGGCGGTAAAGGAAGCCCAAAAAAAAGCGGATGAGAAAATAAAGCAAACGTTTTACGGGGGGCGAAAAATATATTTTTTCACCCCTTCTACTATGCGGCGTGCCGCGCCTGCCCGAGTGGAATGGGCAAGGGTGATTCAGGCACGTCCAGAAATACGCATTAGAAATTTGCGGACAGGAAAAGATAGGACTATTCATTTGGACGATGTTATAGATGAACCGCACAACGGTCAACCGTGAACGGCAAACGCGAATGCTCCTAATTCCCATTGACGATATACTTCGCACCACGGCCAACGGCGTCCAGGTCCTGGTCTCCCATACGGGCAAACCCGCCTGGGTGCCGAGAAACCATGTGCTCTTTATTCCGCATGCTATGATAGTGCCTGAATGGCTTGGCAGGCGCCTCCTTTTTGCGGAAACCGAAAAACCCCCTCAGACGGCCCCCCGGGAGCCCGCTGTACGCAAATCCCGGCATGATCGTGGGCGAGTCGCGAGAGTGCGCTCAGCCAGCGAGCCAAAGATCAGCTGTGATCCGGTAGCCAGCGAGCCAAACTCCGCCTCGCGGCCGCCCATTGATCGCATATTGGGAAATGGATCCAGAACGCTGGCTTGAACAGAACACGTTTCAGTGTGCTATGGGCCGCGTGAGCCCGCGGCAGTGTAGGGCGCTCAGGGCTAGGCCAAAAGACCCCCTGGAAGGCCCTGGACCCTGGCAGCCTTTTGAGTGCGTACGCTGCACAGAATGGAGGAAGAAGATCATGGAGCTTGAACAAACAACCGTAAATCCCACGAGTAAAAAGTGTACCAAATGCGGCGAGGAAAAACCGTTAAAGGAATTCTACGCTGATCCCAAAAGCAAAGATGGCCATTCCTATCATTGCAAAGAATGCCAGCGCCAGGCCGGACGCGAACGACGATTGCGCAAAAAGCTGGGCAAGTCCTCTGCCTCTCAAAAAACCGAAACCAAAATTTCCGATTCTGTTTTGGAGCCAGCTTTTGCCGAATATTTTATCTGCGCAGACTGCGGTTTTCCTATTAATATGACCAATGAAGAAGAAGCGTTTTTCCGCCCGCATATGCGCTACCGCAACGGCGAATGCCGCTGCTTGCCTTGTGCCGAAAGATACGCTGCCAAACGGCTAGGCAGAAAGGAGGAAACATGCAAACCGGTTTAGTTTATACCGACCGCGGATTTAAAACCTTTACCGATTACCGCCGGATCCAGCGCGGCCCCCGCCGCGGCATGGTGGAGGTGTGCATCTGCCGTCCCGTCCAAGCGGGCGTCAAGTACGTGCCCCGCGTGGTTCATCCAGACCAGATCAAAAGATATCCTGAACGGAGGATTGAATGAGCTCAATGGACAACACGTATAAATTAAATGCCGCATGGGTTGCTGGATACATTGAAATATTAAATATCATGACCAGTTTAGCTTATGTTCTAGCTGTTCCAGCGGATTTGGACGAGATGTTTTATAAATCCTTACAAGAAAGACTCTTAACAGTGCCAGGGTTAGACAAAAAAAACGCTTTGAAGTTAGTCAACGAATATCGCAGCTCAGTACAAACCCTGCGAACTGCCATAACCTCTTGGCACCAGGCAAAGAGGAACGACGATGAATCAATTGACCCCTGAAATGCAAAACATTATCCTCGACCTCGAAGGCCTGGCCAAGGCCCTGTGTTGCAACAAAGATTTTTTGCGCCGCTATTGGCGCGATCTGCCCCATGTATTCATCGGCCGTGGCCGCGATGCCCGCGGGGCCAGGTTTAATCTCGCCGAGGTCTGGGCCTATCTCCGAGCAGCAAGGGGGGTCAATTATGAGCATCTACAAGGACAAGAATCGGGGATGGTGGGTCAGCGATTTTTGGCATCGAAAGCGCCGGTACCGCAAGGCAGGCTTTCCCACGCGCAACGATGCGCTCCGTTGGGAAGCCGTAAAACGCGAAGAGCTGGCAGCGCCGAAGATCCAGATCCCTTTAATCTCCTTCCAGGAGCTGGCGACTGAGTATCTTAAATGGTGTATGTTGAGGATGCAGCCTAACACAGTGAGACAAAAGAGATTTGTTTACCGCTCATTTCTGGAGTTTGCCGGAGGTGATCTGCCTGCCGAGGCCGTCACTCGCGCCCAGGTGGGCCGCCTTATTCAGCTCCGGGCCACCCAGGCCGGCAACAAGGCTGCCAACCGTACCCTGCGCGATCTTAAAGCCCTTTTCAACTGGGCCATTGACCAGGAGCTTTTCTTTTCACCCAATCCATGCCGCAAGATAGAGCCGTTACCAGAGGAGCCATACAAACCCTATGTGCCCCCGGCAGAGGACATCGCCAAGGTCCGCCTGGTGGCCGACCGTGACGAACGCGATTTCATTGAAACCATTTACCACACTGTCTGCCGCAGAGCCGAGGCTGCCCGCCTCACCTGGGAGGACATCAATTTTGAGCGCCGTTCCATAGTCATGTATACCCGCAAACGCCGCGGGGGCCAGTTAGAACCAATTGTGAAGCCCATGAACCGCACGCTCCATGATATACTACTGGCCCGCTACCGCAGGCGCGACAAATCATCCCCTTATGTGTTTAATTTCAGCCAAGATCGACTGGACCATATGATGCCACGCCTTTGCGCCAAGGCTGGGGTTAAACGGTTCGGCTTCCATGCCATTCGCCATTTTGTCTCCAGTATCATAGCAGATACAGAGAAGGGCTCGCTCAAGGCAGTCCAGGAATTGTTAGGCCACAAGCGCCTCGCTACCACAGAGAAGTATTTACACATAATAGGAAAGGCCGTGTGGGATGCGGTGGAAGTTTTGGATTCTGGGAAAAGTCCCCGACTTTTCCCTACCAAATTAGCAACGGCAAAATCTTCGGGAGGTGAGCTAAGTGATTGA